TCCACCTGCACCACCACCTCCACCACCTGAATAAGATGTGATAGGTGGTGATCCGTTACCTGAGCCACCTGAATTACCACCACCAACCACTGTAACTTTAATTTTAGTAGTGCTAGATGGAGTTGTGAAAGTACCTGGAGAGGTAAACACTGTCATATTACTAAAACCAGAAGATATACCTGTTAATGACGCACCTGATCCAATAAATGATGTAGCAGTTAAATTACCTGCTGTATCTAAAGTAGCAGTTGTTGTACCATTGTTTTGAAAGGTTATAGCACCTGAAGCATCTGCTGTGGTTGATAAACCACCTACACCACTTGTTACTGCATTAATAATATTAGCCATCTATATCTCCTATAAAACCAACCAGCGTTGGCCAGTTGGAACTGTCACTGTTACACCACTATTTACTGTTACTGGTCCTACGCTAAATGCGTTACGACCTGTAGTTAATGTATAATTAGTAGTAACTGTTTTATCATTTTCAATGAATGCGTGGTCTGTACCACCACCTTGTACTATACCACTAAACAATTGGTTAATCTCACCAGCTGTAAGTCTTAATTCAACTTTATCACCAGTAGAGAATGCAGAAGCTGTTGTACCTTCTTGTGCTCTTACAATAGTAAATGTATCAGTTGATCTAGCAGTTACTTTAACAATTTCAACAACTGAGCCAGCTGTGTTTTGTAATGTACAATAAAAGAAGTTACTACCAGTTAAAGTAGGGAATAATGCACCAGTGGTACTTGCTACTGTTAATGATGTAGCTCCTACTAGAATACCAGAGGCTAGAGTGGTAGCTGCATTATTAGTAAATTGATAATTAGATGACATAGACTATCCTATTAATTTATTGAGTTTGTATTAATTGATGAACCATTAACTTGTCTTGCTCCAGCAGTAACTGCAGGTCTTACAAAGTATGTTATTGTAATTGTTGTTGCTTCTGTTACAACACCTACTTGTTTATATTTAGGTGGTATATGACTTTGAGTAGCTGTACAATTAACTGGTATAGCTGACATTGTCATCCAATAGTTAATTGGTATAAACTGATCAGCAGGCTCTGGACGAGTCCAAGGAGCTATCTGAGTATCTGCAACACCTCTTACAAAGTCTTGTGGTTGTCTGATTTCCCAATCATGTCTACAACACATAAGACCATCCCAACGTTTTTGTAGTTGAGAAGCTTTGTACTTACGACCACAGACATCACAGTCTGCAATCCAGTCGCCCTTATCGTATCTAGGGGTATAACTCACGTTAAACCTTTAAAGGAGCTATTACTGGTAAATCACCTACTAATGTATATACATTTGTAGCAGATGTTGTTACAGTCATTTCAAGTCTATAAATAACACCATCTAAACCACCTGATATTCTTTGAGTAGCTTTACTTCCACTATAAGCAGCAGTACCTACTAATATAGAACTAGGACTAGAATCAGTACCCTCTTTAACTTCTACTACACATGTAGCAGCTGTAATTGATTCACCAGTTCCAAGGACAGGAGAGAAATCAAATGTAAACTGTTCATTCTCTGTCGTTATTTTATATGAGAAAGCATTACTCATTCTTGAGTATCCTTATTAGCAAATATTGTTCTAAATTTAACCAAAGTAGCTTGTCTAAGCTTTTCGGTAGATGATATAATTGAATTAAACTTAACTGAGGTAATACTTCTTAGGCTAGTTCTAATATAAGTAAGACGTTCATTATTAAATGTAATGAACGATACTAAATTAGAAAGGAAACTTATAACTGAAGTAGATAGTACTTTTAACGTTATAAAGATACTCTTACCTAATATAATACCACAATTTGACATAATTGTCAATACTTTTATCCATATTTTAGTTATAGATGCAGTAGTGGTAGATACAACGCTTAAAATCTTAAAGTAGAACTGAACATATACTAATGTAGTAGTATTGCTTAAAGATGCGTTTAAGAGCTTCCCAATAGCCTTTATAAGGCTAATTACATTACCTACACTGGTAGATAATATCTTATTAACTCTTTTAACTATAGTACTAGTAGTTATAGAACTTACTATAAACACTCTTACATAGTTAGCTTTTTCTAATAAAGTAGCTGTCTCAGATTCTACAAGAGACATTATTTTACTTAAGAGTTTAACAATAGTAACAGTACTTGTTGTAGTAGCTGTTATAATTTTACCTAAAGCTTTGTTAATTGTAACTGTGTTAGTTAAACTAGCAGTTAAAATCTTACCTATTTGTTTTACTATTGTAGCAGTATTAGTTACTGCTGTAGCTGTTAAGGTTATAAACCTACTTGTTCTTATCAGTAATGTTATAACTTCAGTTTCAACTAAGGTTATAAACTTCCTTAATGCTTTTACTATAGTTACTGTACTTGTAGTAGAAGTTGATTTAATACTACCTATTAATTTAATAATAGATGCTGTAGAGGTTGAGGCTACAGATAATAATTTGGTATAAAACTTAGAAGCTAATAATGTAGTTGTATTAGTACTACTAACTGTTTTAGTTACACGTAGTGATTTAATTAAACTTGTAGTATTAGAAGATGCTATTGCTAGCACCTTCCCAATACTTCTTATTAAACTAGTTGTTGAAGTGCTAGTAACACTTTTTATTGCTTGTAAGCCTCTTAAGAAAGAAGCAGTTGAAGTTATTGCGGTAGCAGTAAGAGCCTTTACTAAAGACTGATTTGCTTGACCGTTAACAACCTCAACATTGACTGCTGCTTGATTAAGAGCCATCTATACATTAACTAAATTGTACTTTAAATGTAAACTGGATTGAGTCACCTGAGTTTAATGCTAAACCAGTGAAGTCACCCTTTACAAATAAGTTACCAGATGTAGAAGCATCAAATGTACCAGCATTAGTAATAGTTAAGCTAGAACCTGCTGTCATTGTGCCTACTACTTGAAATGTATCATTAGTAGTTGTTGTTGTTTGTTGAGTCATTGTACCAGATACTCGTGTACCAGTTTCAGTGAATAGTGTAGTATCCGCTGCAGCTGTTGTACCTGCACCTGTACCCCAAGCAACATACTGAGGAGCAGTGCCAGAACCTAAAATACGGTTCGTGACAATACTCTTACCTGTTGTAACTAAGAGTGTAGCCATTGTTTAATTCTCCATAAAATACGTTTAATAGGATTTCTATGCCAGTAGCTGACAGTACCGATATTTTCTACGGTACCATCTGCTCTGGTTATAACTGCTGTTACTTCTATAACTTTAGCTTGATTATTTATTAAACTATTCATTAGTATTGTTTAGTTAAGTAAATAATAACTGAGAAAGATAATATAGCACCAGTTGACCATCCTTGTGTTGAATAATAGATCTTACCTGTTGCTCCTGCTGGTGCAGTATTAGCTACACCAGTAGAACCTTTAAGTTGTAAACCACCAAAATCTCTATAGTCTGCTTTACCTCGACCAGTTAGTTCTTCAATACGGACTGGACTAGTAGCATCCCAAAAGAGATTAAATGATAAACCATCTTCAATATTATGTATTATTTTACCAATACGATATGAAGAAGCTTTAAGGTAGTTAGATCCAGTAGGATCAACTGTAGCTTGGGCGGCAGGATCAACTAATAGAGTAGATGATACATCAGACGTATCTAACACACCTTCTACTTTAAGAACTGTTCTGGCAGAGCCATCTTCCAGTATTTGTATACTTGTTGAGTTAGCCATTATTATCCCCTATTATCGTGAAAGTTCTTGAGCTGCTAAAACAAAGTCAACAGTTAATGTATCAGTTGCTGTAGGAGTAATTTGGAACACTGGGCTTAATAAAGCGTTAGTTAATGTAGTAGATGAAGATCCAATAGTAGGAGCTGCAACACGACCTGCAATAACGTTATTAGCATATACTAAAATGTCAGTACCATCATAGTAGAAACCTAAGTCAACCCATGTAGCTGCTGCAGCTGTTGCTACACCAGTTAATAATGTAGTAGCTGTAGAGCCTACTGTTGATACTAAGTTAATAGATGTTGATGATGCTGCTTTAGCAAACCAAATACCATCAGTTGTACCTGAACCGTTACGTAAACCAACATAGTAAGAAACAGAACCAGCTACTGCTGATGTTTGTATTCTTGTTGAATACCATGCTCTGTTACCTGCTTGGAATTGGAAGAATGTACCGTTCTTGTATGCAGCTGAAGCTGTTGTAGTACCACCTGGTGTTAATACTGCTGCACCACCAACTATTGTGTTAGATAATGCAAATGTTGATGAAGTACCAGTTACTGTATAATCAGTACCGATAAGTGTGTTAAAATCATTAGCGTAAACTGAGCTACCTAATGAAGCTGTACTTCCAGTGTGAAATGGATCTGGAAATGGAAATGAGTAAAGAGTCTCGCCTTGATTGGCTGTAGATACTCCGCTTGTAAATCTGGTTGGGTTTGACATTTGTAAGTCTCCTTTGACGTTGCTAGGCAACGCTTAATTAAAAGCGTCATCAGAGCTTGTTAGTAAATTTAGTTCTTAAAGCCTTTTTTAGGTACTGTCGTATCAGGACGTTTACCTTTTAACTTCTCTTGTTCGAATGACATATGAGTCTCCTTAATAAGAGTTGGGGAGGGACTTTATCCCCTCCCACCACTCAGTGACGTCCCGATTAAGGACCGTTAACACCCCAGATTGCTCTAGGATCTGACCAGCCGAAGCTGTAACGTTCGTAACCTTTTGCCTTAGCATTCATAGTATCGAAGTCATTGTCTTGGTCAAATTGCATACCAACACGTTCATAGTACTTCATACCTGTTTTACCAGGGATTGTGTTACGGATAAACCAAGCATTTGGTGATGTTAAGTAATGATTAACTTTGAAACCACCTGGTAAATAGTTACCAGATTTGATCACGTTAATGTCATTGTTAGCATTACCAGTTTGGTATGATGAATGTAAAATGCGTTGTGCATTGAACACTTGTTGACGTGGGATAATCAATGTTTTAGGCATGATATTGATTAAGAGACCACGATCGTTTTGTAGACCCATGATCGCAATGAGAGCATCTTCTAAAGCTGCTTCAGAGAGGTCAACATCAACTGTTGGACGGTTAGCCCATGTACCACCTGATGTATTTGGGTGTGCTGTATTAGCTAATGATACTGCATCGCCACCAGCGTATGTATTGCTGAATGCTCTGTTGTATACGTTAGCTGCAACGTTTTCTTTCGTTTGACGGAAAGACATTGCTAAAGCTGCTGCACGTTTACGTGACACTTGCTCATATAAGTTATCATCTAACTCTTCTTTAGTTACGATGTAACCAAGAGCGTATGCAATGTGTGTGTAACGTGTTGTGAAGCCTTGTACTTCTGAATCGTACTGAACGCCAGTACCTTCAGATTTAACTGGAGCTAAACCAAAACCAGTTAATTGTACATCTTCTTCATAGTTTTGTGTTGAAGTTTGTGAATCGATAAGATCAGTATATTCTACTGCATGCTCATCGTAAACTTGACCCCACCATTGTTTG